CATGGCTTTTGTAGCTACAGACTTAGCGTCAAATAGCTTACCAATCATGGGCGCAAGTGAGCCTAGGTCATTGGCAACATTAGCCGCCTTCTTGACCATGCTGATCGCTGACTGTATGCCAGCTAGAGCCGTTATTGGATCAATCACTTCTTTCTCTCCCATTTAATGCACACAACCCTTCGGTTGTAAACATCACCAGTCCAAGTCCACTTAATACATCGGTACTCTATGGTTGCCGCCAAGAGAAAGGCGATCACGGAAATGCCCAAATAACAATATAACTACAATAAATGACAAAAGCAGAAAAACAGGCCGCTGCTACAAAAGCAATCAGCCAATCTTTCACTTATTGCTCCATAGGAGCAGGTTGTTGTTGACGCAATGCTTGTTCTTGAAGCAAGGCAGCAAGTTCATCTTGACCAACAATCGCTTCTTCTTGCGTTTGAACAGTAGGTTGTTCCGCACTAGCCATTCGTGGGCCTAGTCGAGCAGTAGTTCCAACCATCCATCGTGCGACAGGATTGGAATTCTCCATTTTGGTCAAATCTGACAGAACTTTTTCAGACCTTGGGCTTAAAGCCGCAGTCTTCAAGAATTGAGCGCCTTCAGGAGTAAGCAAAGCCTTCATCAACTGGTCTTCGTTCAAACCGCCTTTGCTGAAGGAATTGACAATATCTAAACCAAGTTGACCAACCTTAGAAGTTGCATAACCACCCGCAGCGCCCAAAACAGCAGATGCTTCACGAACAGTCTCACCACCAATAATCGGAGGTACTGTTGGCTGACTAACACTCATCTTTCTAGTCATCAATTCAGCATCTTTCATGCGACTGCCAAACTCTGTTGCATTAGTACCTAAAGCAGTAGCCAAAGCATCCCTGTCTACAGTATTAAGACCACGCCAGTTCTTAGCCATTAACTCTAAGTTAACAGTCTCAACACCAGTAGCATTTGGCGTTCGAGCCTTGCTTACGAAGTCATCAAATACTTGCTTATCAAGTACAGATAAAGCAGCAGAATCGGTGTTCTCAATCCAAGAACGCATTGATGCCCTTTGATTAGGAGTCAATGCTTTGTAGGTAACCAAAAGTTCTTCAGGAGACACTTCTGCAAGTGTTTTGTTTTGCAGATAAGCTGGCATACCCTGAGAGATTGCTTCACGATAAGCGGTGCTTGACTTCTCAACACGATTACGGGCTTCTGACAATAGGTTTAAAGCCGCCTTATCATTACCTGACGATGTTTTAATAGCGTTCCTTAAATCCTCTTTCATGCCACCAAAAATAGCACTAGAGATAATTCGCTCATCAGAGATAGACAAGTCTTTAATCAAGTTGTCGCCAGCAGATGCTTTTTTGCCAAACTCTGACAAAACACCCTGAACTTGCTCAACAGTACGCTTGTTTGTCATCTCAATAGGGCCAGTAGCACCCCTGAGAGCAACTTGTTCTGGGTTAACAGGCACTTCTGTAACCAAACGCTCTCTGATGTTTCTCAGTACCTGAACAGCACGATCCGCATTTGGTGTTGTTTGTGCAGAATATCTAGCAATCAGTCCATCAATGTTTGCCAATGTAGCAGATGGGTCAACCAAAGGAAGGTTTGCACCATAACCTTTAGCTTTCTCAAATAAACCAGTAGATTTACTGTCTCTAATGGCTTCAAGTTTATTCTGAATACCTTGAATAACCCCAATTTTAGCTTGTTCTTGGGTCAAAGCAGCGGCTTTAGGCTCAACACCCAAAACAGCTTTTTTAGCAGCGCCTTCATTTAAAGCAGTAATAAGCTCTAAATACTTTGGAGACCTAGAAAGTCTTGCAATGTCAGCGGCAATAACAGGGTCAGATGATGCCTGACCACGCAACATAAACTCATCAAAGATGTTCTTGTCGCCTTCAGGAAGCAATTTCTTGTATTCGTTGATTTTGTCTTGTTGACCTTTAGCACTATAGCCACGAACACCACCCACAACCAAATATGGCAAGGTTTGCATGGTTAACTGAGCCATAGGGCTTTCAGGGGCGACTTGTTGAGACAATAGACCCAAAGTACCTGCGGTAGTGAATTCAGCACCCGCAGTTCTAGCAGGAGTTCCCAATCTAAACAGACTACTGCCTGGCGCTACTGCCGACATTACTGCCGCAGGGCCACCAGCCTGACCCATTTGGTACAGACCTTTATAACCCTCAATTTTCATCAAGTCAGGGCCACCAACTTTATTGATGGCATTTACCAAACCAACGCTAGACAGAGGATTTGGTTCTTTTCTTTCTTTGATGTAATCGTAAAGATTTCCCCAACCACCAACAATATCGATAACACCCTTGGTAGAGCCTTTTAAAAGAGATGTAACAGCCCTTTTAACCTCTTCTAAGGTAGTTGTTTCTTCAGGTTCTTCAAGAACACTACGAACACCACCAGTAACACGACCAGAGCGTCTTTCTCTTTCAGCAATTAGTTCTGCCAGATTGTCAGCCATGATTTATTCCTTATCGTTTTGGTTGTTGGGCAGCACGAATTTTTGCTTCAAGTTCTGCATCACTTAAACCAGAATAAGGTCTTGGTTGACTAGGTGCAACAGACATTGGAATCTTAGGCTCAAAGCCTTTGAGACCATTTTTATCACGGGCATAGTTTTCAAGCCTAATTGTTTCAGCAACAATTTCTTGATTTTTGTTTTGCATGAAAGTAATAAGCTGTCTACGAGCAACAGGGTTTGTCTCAAGTTGCGGAATAAGTCCTTGAATAAACTCACGATCAGCATTTGAGAAGCCTGAACCCAACTTGCCACCAAGAGTTTGCAAGATAACATCTCCTGCAACTTTTTGGTATTCTTGGCTTCCAGCTACTTTTTTTGCATCTGAAGCAGAAGCCAAACCAAGAGTTTGAATTAAGTTAGCAATACCAACACGACCTGTAGCAAACTGTCCTGTAATCAACTCATTGTCTGGCAATGAAGCAAGTTTATTAAGTGACTTGATTGTCGAAGTAGCAGTTTCTCGTGTCACCATTGCTTCAGAAACTTTCTTAGCATCTAACTTGCCAAGTTCTTTAACAAACTCAGACTCACCCGCTGGCAATGTAACGCCACCAACTTTAGTTTCGGATACTTTTCTATCAACGCCACCAGAGTAATAAAACATCTTTTGATTACCTTTTTCATCTGATCTAAAGGTAACCTGTATAGGTTCATCATTCCCTGTTTGATAGGTGTAAACAGGCTCACGAGTACCTTCTGCAACACCGATTTCTTTGATAAGTGGTCGTCCTTCAGCTTTAGTAGTCAAACGAGCTAATTCAGCAGAATATTTCTCCATGTATGGAGCAGAACCTTCAGGGCCAGCAGTCAAGGCCAAGGCTTTGGCGTTCTTCATTTCTGTAGATGTTAAATCAGGCTTTTCTTTGTTAATTAAGTCTTGCAAAGTTTTCTGATAAACCTGATTAAATTGAGGTGTGCCTGGCTCGGCAACACTTCTAGCAAAAGCCATAGCATTTCGTTGCTCTGGTGTCATCTTCTCAGCCGTTCTCTGTTGAGCCAAAGCCATTTCACTTTGAGCTTTACGAGCATATTCCGCAAGAGCCATAGCGCCTTGTTGGTCGCCAGCTTGAGCCAACATCTGAGCGCCTTTTAAGATCGACTCAGGATTAGTCTGGTCAATCTGTTGTGCAATAGTGTTTCTAGTGCTAATCATCTTCAACTGAGGGTCTTCTATGCCCATAGCACCCGCAATGCCACGACCTAGTTGACCAACACTAGCCTGAAGTCCCGCTTGAGCCGCAGCACCAGGAGATAGTTGAGCCAATGCAATGCCACGATTTAAGTCTTGCCCATATTGTTGGTTTTGATACATTTGTGGAGTCAAGCCAAACAGACCCGCTACGATATTTTCTGCCATGATGATTCCTTAGTAATAAAGCGAGGGATATAAGTTTTCTGTTGCCTGAACTGAAGAAAGTGGAATACCTGCTGTCAAACTTCCTTGTGGAATTCCACCAAACAAACCACCCAAAGCACTTCCTATTGCTGAACCAAACTGAGCATTAGGATTACCTGCCGCAATCAGACTTTGAGCGCCTAGATTTCTTGTTGCATCTGCACTTGTTGCCAAAGCGGTACTCAATCTAGCACCTTCTAGTCCTAATTGACCTGCTCTTGCACCTGCTGTAGATGCAGTTTGACCAAGTTGTGCGCCTAAAGTGAAAGGTTGTTGACCTAAAGCCTCTAAGCCTTGAACTTGACCCATTGCAGTCGTGTAAGGAGCATATGCGGCTTGTTGACCACCATAGTATTGACCCATAGTCTGAGCGCCTTGACCAAGTAGTCCCGCACCAAATGCAACCTGTTGTTGACCCGCCTGTTGAGCTTGAGCTGCCAATTGAGCCTCTTGTTGCGCTCTAGCGTTGTACAAAGCCTGTAGTTCAGGAGTTGTAGCTCCATAAGTACCGCCTTGAGCAACCGCCAAACCACCACGACCTTGTTGTTGCAGTCTGTTTTGCAGATTGGCTAACTCTAACTCTCTGCCTGGTTGCAAGAGAGCCATCTGTTGATTGAGATAGTTCTGTGCAACAGATTCAGGAGATTGAGCCAAATACTGATTGCCAAGACCAAACAATCTTTGAGCGCCTGTTTGCAAAGGAGCAAATTGAGCTTGTGCTTGTTCAGCTTGAGTCAATCCTTGTTGAGACAAAGCCATAAACCTGTCTTGCTGTGCTTTGGCTTCAGGACTTAATGTGTACCCTGCGCTTGTCAACTGACCTGTTACTGGATCGACTTGGAATTGTGAAGTACCAAAGCGAGTAGTCATGCCAACAGGTCTGAAAGCCGCAGATGCTTTAGCAGCCGCAGTTTCAGCATCAATACGGGCTTGCGCTCTTTGAGCCGCTTCCCTAGATTCTTGCATCTGAAGCAGATTACCTGCTGTTCCTAGTCCACCAGAAAACAAGTTACTAAGGTTTGATCCACCGCCACCAAGAACACTATTAACAACAGAACCAACAAGTGGTGTTGTAATTGATGGTGGGAGACCACCAGTAGGAGGAACACCCGTTGTAGGAACTACAGGAGAAACTCCACCAGTAGGAACTGCGCCACCCAATAAAGAAGCTGCACCCAATCCTGCGCCAGGCAATCCTGCTTCTGCGGCCACAATATCTGCTATTGTCATTCCAGCAGTCAAACTACCTGCGGTTGGCAATCCTGCTTCTAGTGCCGCAATGTCAGCGGCTGTCAATCCTGCTGTAAGACTACCACCTAACAATCCCGATCCAGTTAACCCCGCTTCTGCAGCCGCAATTTGCGCTGGTGTAAAACCTGCCGTTAGACTTCCAAACCCTGCCACACCTAATCCTGCCGCTTGTGTAGCAGTCAATCCAGGCAATAAGGCTTCTGCTGCAGCAATATCGGCTGCTGTTATACCTGCCGTTAGACTGCCACCCGTACCACCCAATAAACCCTCTAAACCACCTAAGCCATATACAGCAGCACCAATGGCTAATGCAGGTACTACCCAACTAGGTACATCAGCACTATCTCCACCAGATTGAGAATAAAAAAGAGGTTTACCAGAAGCATCAAACTCAACGCCATAAGCAGTAGAGTCTTTTCCAGCAAAAGTTCCACCCCAGATATTGCCTCCTGCTCTATCATAGAAAGGCTTAATTGCCTCTCCTGTGGCTTTATTGAAAAACTCTGTTTCTCCATTAGCAGTAGTGCGCTGACCAAAATCATTGATATCTTTAATACCTTGACCAGCCAACATTACACCCATGTCATAGGCATTCTTTGTGGTAGAACCATAACCTTCACCAACCCACTTATCTGTAGTTCCTTGAGCCAAAATCTGCCTAGCAATATTAGCTGCTGCGCCTGTTGAGGGCAAAGTATTGACAGCTTCATTTCGTGCATAACCAAGGAAGTTACTAAGTTGTCCTGCCTTAATATCTCCACCAAATCTCTCAATTTCTCCTTGAGTTGGCGCTCTACCTAAAGTATCTTGGAACAGTTTGACTGTAGGATCAACAGGAGCAGTAGGTGCAACAGGAGCAACAGTTGGAGCAATTGCAGCTTGAAACCGACCAGCAACCTCTGCCACTGGTGCGCCAGTTACCTCTGCTAGACGAGTAGGAGATACTCCCGCCTCTTGCATTGTTCTGGCGATCAGCTCATCACTTGCGCCAGGGTTGGCATTCAACCAACCTAAAATATCCGCATTAGTTACAGCCATGATTACTCCTTATTGTGGCGCATCAGGCCATGTAATAGTCCAAGGGAAACCTGTCTGCGTAGTGACATCACGCAAGGCTTGACGATAGGTAGCCCATACTGCTTTGTCAACAGGAGCATCAGCTACTTGTGTCCAATCACAGTCTTTTAGTTTTTCATCCCTTGAAGCACGAACACTCTTAGCCTGTTCAGCATCTTTAGTGGCTTTGTAAGCAGTCTCATGCTCAAGGGCTGTAGTTGTTACGCCCTCAACAGTAGTATCGGTAAACACAGGGCCAAGGATATATTTGGTGTACCACTTACCATCTACTTGCTCAACACCAGAGGCTTGAGAGTATTGGTAAACAGTTCCACCAGTAGCTTGTGCGCCTTCAAAGACTACATCAGCACCCAAAGCCGTTAAGACTTCAGTTGTTGTTATATCCCATGATGGGCCACCATTGGCTTTTGTGTATGCACGAAATTCACTTTCGTACATGACTGCGCCTGTTTGTGTTCGTATCTGCATTGTGATTCCTTATGTAAGGTAGGCAAAGCCTGATTTGTGATTTTTGCAACGCCATTCAACTGTAGTTGGCGCAACACCTAAATATTTAGCGGCTTCTTTTGCTGTTGTCCAAATTCCATAAGGAGTTACAACTGTTCTGGCTCTAGGATTCTTATCACCATCAAACAAACCTTTATGTGACCTAGACATTAACTCTCTTGTTTCTTTACTTCTAGTTCTACCTTGATGACAGTCAATTGCATTTTGCTCATTAGTTCCACAAAAAACATTTTCAATACTGTACGGGCCAACATCACCCTTCCGCATCATGCAATATTTGCCACGCCCTTTGCCACGCTGTTCTAACTTGCCAGAGGTAATCCACCAGTTGAGCCATTGCTCATAGGTAAATAAAAACTCAATGCCACGGGCTTTTGCATTACCTTTTTGACCATGAAATTCTTTTTTCATATCAGGCCACCGCAAAAAAGATGAAAGAACCGCCAGAAGCATTGATTGCTGCAGGGGCTGTACTACTGATTTCAAAGCCAGCAGAATAGGTGTCAATGTAATCTGTGTTTGTAACCTCTGCCGCAGTAGAGTTTAACAAAAGGTAGCTGTCATTCCCACTCACAATGCCTCGGGCTGTATCCCATACATACCAATCACCAGTTGAATCTGTGCGCTTAATAAGAACAAATCTTGCCCCTGCTGTAAAGCCACAATCAATTTGCTTTGTAGTTGCAGTTCCTGTGTATGAGCCTACTTTGGAAACACCAGCGCAGGTAGCAAATAGGTAAGCAACATAGGTCGTGCCATTTAAGTTGTAAGCATTGTCGCCAAAATTTGAGGCATTTGATCCGTTATTGCCAGCAACATAATATGGATTAAACGTAGTGCCAGACAATCCTGTTGTACCAAACCCTGCGTTTTGGGCATCCAAAGTATTGTTTAGCGCAAGACCAGTTCTGTCGGTATTGCCGCTTCCGTAAAAACGAACACCCCAAGAATAAGTGGCTGAACTTCTGGATTTGATAATTATTGCTTCGGGGATTACTCCTAAATTGTGAGCAACATCTCTATCGGTTGCTCCCGTCCCTGTATAGCAAACAACATCAAAGAAGCTAGGGGCACGTCTAAACAAATAATTTATGTATGTGTTTCCACTTGCATTAGTAATGGTTGATGTTGTACCAACCTTTACGCCATCCATTACATCCCAAGGATTGGCTTGAAGTATGGTTGTCCCTGCCGACACTTCTGCCGCAGTAGATGACGTTACAAGATACCCTTTGCCAGTAAGTCTTGAAGCAAATAAAGACGCTACTGCTGAACCACGATTTTTAACTAAAACAGCGTCATCAGTCTGACCGCCAGTAACAGTTGCATTTGCACCAGTACCACTTCTAGCAGATAACCCAAACACACTAGTGCCCGTACTTGGCACTTTCATTGGGCCTCTACGAATGGCTATGTAGATGTAGGTGTTGGTATTTGTATTAACTTGGCTTGTTGCACCAGTAATTTTAAATCCAGTTGCGCTTAATTCAATAGCAGAATCATCATATTCAGAGCCGCTTGAATTTGCCAAAAGCACTTTGTCATCTGCACCTGCTGGGGTTATGCCTCTCATGTTATCAAACATAAGCCAATCACCCGTTCCTCCAGTAGCCCTTTTAATCATCACCCATTGAGGCTCATATCCAAGCGTAACAACAGGCCCATCCGATGAACCATTACCTGTATAAGACCCACATGAAATCACATTGTCTGTACCAGTTAGGCCAAAGCCTCCTGCGTCATGGGCGAATATGTATGCAACGTAAGTAAGGCTTGTGGAATTTGTGTCTCCACCACCAACATAAAAAGAAGTGTTTGTTGGAAACTGACCACCCCAAGTAAGAGAACTGCTTACTACAGCATCTGTTGTATTTAAAAAGAAAAGATTACTGCCAGTATTGTTGCTTGTGTTTGGGTTTGACCTATGCCAAACATTCCAATCTCCTGTGCCATTAGTTATTTTTACAAGAATACAACCAACAGTAGCGTTAAGAGCGTGAGAAATTGCTCTACTTGAAGCGCCATTTCCAGTCCAAGTCACAACATCAAAGAACTTTGGTTGCTTGCGGAATGTCCATGAGGCAAACGTATTTCCAGAAGAATTCCATGAGTTTGATGCGCTAGAAATGTTTTTCATGGAAAAGCCAGTTGTTGTGGCTACCATGTCAGTTGCATCTGGCACTCCAAAAGCGTTCTGTGCCCCCGTAGTATTTGAAACTAGCCAGTTTGGAAATCCACGAGCTGTATCAAACAAAGCGTGAGCGTCTGAAGTGTTACGGATTTTGCACCACAGCATTCCACCTTTAGTAGACAAGTCAATACCATTGTTGATTGTCTGTGTAGAGCCGTTGCCTGTGTAAAGGTATGTGCTAAACACATCTTCAATATAAGCTGGCACAGCAGCCGCACCACCACCAAAGGCATCGTAACTAGCCGCACCAGAAGTTGCTTGTAATGGCATGGTTTAAGCCTTAAATTGTGTGTTGCTTGCCAAGACTGTGAAAGTCGCACTACCTGTCTTGATAATTAAATAACGATAACTATCAATGCCACTAGCATTACCCGCAGTAGGCGCACCACCTAACCACCTAGTTGTGACACCTGATGTAGTGCCATCAACTTGCACAGCAGAGTTATAGTAAGCTGTAGAGCCTTGAGTAACCAAGAAAGCCACAGTCATTGATTGACCTGTACTCATCAAAGTATTCAATGATGTACCGCTAGAGCCTCTGAAGTTAACTGTCCAGTTAGCACTTGCGTTGCTTGTGTAGTACAAAACAGACTGAGTTGTAATGTCGTAAGCAATCGTGCCAGTAGCCGCAGTTGCTGATACTGTTGCTACCTCTGCTGCATCGTTTAGAACAATGGCAGTTGCAGATGATGAGCCACTAAATGTCTGTGTGCCAGTAAAAGTGTTGGCAACATTGACAACAGGAATGTTAGCCCCTGCCAGAGTAGATGCACCTGTACCGCCATTGGCGATAGGAAGTGTTCCTGTCACACCAGTACCCAAAGGAAGACCTGTAGCATTGGTTAAAACACCACTAGCAGGTGTACCCAACTGAGGAGTAGTCAGGACAGGGCTTGTCAATGTCTTGTTTGTTAGGGTTTCTGTGCCTGTCAAAGTAGCAAAGCCACTAGCAGTAAATGCCGCCTGAGTCCATGCCGATCCTGTCCACACAAATAGTTGACTTGTGGTTGTATTAAAATACAAAGCACCTGTTAACAAAGCATCGCCATCATTGTCAACAGTAGGGGCAGAAGATTTAGCGCCTAAGTATCTGTCATCAAAAGAGTCAAAACTAGCCGCTGCATTGGTAGCTGATGTAGACGCATTGCTTGCACTTGTAGAAGCGTTAGAAGCACTTGTTGCGGCATTGGAAGCACTGGTAGCCGCATTAGATGCAGAAGTAGCCGCAGCAGTAGTCGAACCAAAGATCGAATCTATTTCAGTTTTGGTATAAGCATTTGTGATGTTATAGCCAGCAATAGTCGTTGGATTAGTTCCTGCTGTGATACGTCCATACACATCGGCTGTAACAGACTGATAAGTTCCTGCTGAAACTCCAGAAGTTGCTAAGTCAATCTCATCTGCACCAACAACAAGACGGGTATTTGATGCTGACTGAACATTTAAGGTGTTGCCAGACTTCACCATACCTGCACCAGCCGTAATCTGACCAGCACCTGAGAACTGCGCCCATGTAATCGATGTGCTTCCTAATGTCCCGCCCGCATCAATCGTGCAGATAAAGCCAGAGTCAGCGTTAACAGTGCCACTTTCAACAAAGGTAAAAGCCGCCACCAACTCAGCATAAGTGTCTGCATCTGTTGTGCGTGTCCATGAACCTGTTGCACACAAGTAAATACCATTGTTAGAAGCAGTAGATTGGTCTTTAACCAAGACCCGATCACCCGCAACAACGGAGATGCCATCAATGGTTTGTGCGCCAGACAAAGTAATATTTGCAGTAGTAGCAGCAACCACAGAGGCTTTTGCATCAATACCTTGAGCCAGTGCATCCACATAACCCTTGGTAGCCGCATCAGAATCGTTTGTAGGGCTTGCCAAACCAGTAATGGTTGCCGATGTAGCACTGTCCATGTCCAATGAGCCAGAGATGGTCACATTGTTGAATGTAGAAGTGCCAGTAG